TTTAATTGAACTCATAGTTCACCTCATCTTATTTATTTGTTGTATTTTGTCTTACCAACTTGTTTACATTCTTATTCTAGAATAACATATTTACGATTTTTTGACTAACATTTCATATTTTTTCTTGGAAATAAAAAATGAGGCTAGGGTTTTCCTAGCCTCATTTTATGAATGATTAAGCTTCTTTTTCGATTAATGCTTTACGAGATAAGTTGATACGACCTTGTCCATCAATTTCAGTAACTTTTACTTTTACTTTATCTCCAATCGCTAATACATCTTCTACTTTCGCCACACGTTCATGCGCTAATTCAGAGATGTGAACTAATCCATCTTTTCCTTTTGCAATTTCAACAAAAGCTCCGAATTTTTCAATACGGCGAACAGTTCCTTCATAAACTTGTCCAACTTCGATTTCACGTGTTAAATCTTCAATAATTTCTTTTGCACGTTGAATCATTGCAGCATCAGTTGAAGCGATGGATACATGACCTTCTTGATCGATATCAATTTTAACGCCAGTTTCATCAATAATGCTATTGATTGTTTCTCCACCACGACCGATAACAACTTTAATTTTATCTGGGTGAATAGAAATCATTTCAATCTTAGGTGCATATGGGCTTAACTCTTTACGAGGTTCAGCAATTGTAGAAGTTAATTCTTCTAAAATTTCAAAACGAGCTTTTTTCGCTTGCGTTAATGCTTCACGTAAAATTTGTTCCGTAATTCCTTGGATTTTAATATCCATTTGTAAAGCTGTAATACCAGTTGTTGTACCAGCAACTTTAAAGTCCATATCTCCTAAGTGGTCTTCTAACCCTTGGATATCTGTTAATACTGTATAGTTTGTACCATCAGAAATTAATCCCATCGCAATACCCGCTACAGGTGCTTTAATTGGTACACCTGCTGCCATTAAGGCTAGTGTTCCCGCACAAATACTTGCTTGAGAAGATGAACCATTTGATTCTAATACTTCTGATACAAGACGAATTGTATAAGGGAAATCTTCTGGAGTTGGGATGACTTGTTTCAATGCACGTTCCCCTAAAGCACCGTGACCAATTTCACGACGACCTGGGCTTCCAGCACGACCTACTGAACCTACAGAGAATTGTGGAAAATTGTAGTGGTGGATGAATCGTTTACCTTCTTCAATTCCTAAACCATCAATGACTTGATATTCTCCTAAAGGTGCTAATGTAGCTGAAGTTAATGCTTGAGTTTGTCCACGAGTAAATAAACCTGAACCGTGAACACGTGGTAATAAGTCAATTTCTGAAGACAATGGACGAATTTCATCAATTTTACGACCATCAGGACGTACTTTTTCTTCAGTAATTAAACGACGTACTTCGTCTTTTTCAAGATTATCCACTAATTGAGAAACTTGTTTTAATAAGCCTGCTTTTTCATCATTGTCTTCTAAAACAGTTTCAAAATGTTCTAAGGCAGTTTCTTTAACTTTTTCAATATTTTCTTCACGAGCTAATTTTTCTTCTGTTTGGATTGCATTAATCATTGCTTGACTGAATAAGTCTTTCACTTGTTTTTCGATTTCTGGATCAAATGATAGCAATGTTACTTCCATTTTTTCTTTTCCAATTTCTTGAACGATTTGTTGTTGGAAAGCTACTAATTTTTTAATTTCTTCGTGACCGAATAATAATGCTCCTAACATATCTTCTTCGCTCACTTCTTTAGCAGAGCTTTCTACCATGTTAATCGCAGTTGCAGTACCTGCTACAGATAATTCGATATCTGATAATTCAGCTTGTTCAGTTGTAGGGTTAATCACGTATTCTCCGTTTACACGACCAACATCTACCCCAGCAATTGGACCATCAAATGGAATATCTGAAATACATAATGCTAAACTTGAACCAAACATTGCTGCCATTTCTGGTGGACAGTTTGGATCTACAGACATTACAGTATTTGTAATTTGAACTTCATTACGGAAACCTTCTGCAAACATTGGACGAATTGGACGGTCAATTAAACGAGCTGTTAATGTCGCATGTTCACTTGGACGTCCTTCACGTTTAATAAATCCTCCAGGAATTTTACCTGCTGCATACATTTTTTCTTCATAGTTCACTGTTAATGGGAAGAAATCTGTATCCTTTGCTTGTTTTGTACCAACGGCTGCTGTTAATACCACTGTATCTCCATAACGAACTAAGACAGCACCATTTGCTTGTTTTGCTAATTGGCCGATTTCAACTTGTAACAGTCTTCCACCCCATTCATAGCTATATACTTTTTTTTCTGACATATCGATTCTCCTTTTCTTCTTTTTAAGAGTATCTTTTAAACCTACTTTTAGAAATATAAACAGACGAAAAACTCACCTTCTTATATTTCTAAAGTAAGCACGCTAAAAAGAATACTCCTTGATTGTCATACGCAATAATTCTACCATAAACGATACTGAATAACTATTTTTTTGAGTAAACTTTAGCATTTTTTGAAAAAAATCCTAAAAACAATTGCATTTTAACTTCAAAGTGCTATACTAAAAACGTAATCAATGCCTCCTTAGCTCAGTTGGTAGAGCAGTAGACTCTTAATCTATGGGTCACAGGTTCGAGCCCTGTAGGAGGCATGTTTAATTTTAATCAGAATGAAAAACGGCGTAAAATCAACGTTTTAACATATCGTGATTTTCGTTTTTAGTTATTTTTGATGATTTTTTCTAAAGAGATATCTAAAGAGATTTCTAAAGACATTTATTAAGAAAAGAAAATAACGCCCCTATGGTTAAGAAGAAAAACAGCACCTTGCTTTTGTGAGGTGTTTTTTTATTTGATTAATACTTTCTACTTCACTATAATGATAGTGTGTTTTTCGTTTCCATTAAACACCATCAATAGGACTTTATCGTACATAAGAGGTGCTAGCCGTTGCTAGTGCCTTTTTTTGTGTTTATTATCAGATAGATTTTGCAAAATTAAAGGGAGTTTGTATACACAAATGGGGGGCGCGGTCTTTTATACCCTTTTCCTTCCGTGATTTTCCTATGGGGTACGCCCTATAGCTTGCTGTATCAATAGGTTTCATTGCTTGTTTGACTGATACGGTATGATTGCTTATTGAATAATTTCTACTACTTTCTCTTACAATCTCAATCACTTATATCAGTTACCTTTAATTGTTTGTGTCTTTGTTCTTCTTGCTTGCTATGATGCTAGTTGAGTTGCATCTCATTATGTTTCTTGCATCATCTTGCTGTTAGATTTTCTTAGCTCTTTATGATGCTGTTGATTACTATTACTCTCTCTTTATTAGTCAGTTTATTTATTCATTTACAATTATTCAATCTAGTTTGTTATTACGTGTTTAGATGCATTGATAGTTAAATAGCTAATTAGATTTCTAGCACAATGGAAAATGTCAACTTTTGTCAACAATTCCATCGTGCTAGTCGTTCATCTATATAGTTTTTTATTCCAACAATTTTAGTTGTTTATAAGTTTATACTGTCAAGTTTCAATGTGTTACTTGATAAGTTATATACAAAAAAGTTTCTCGTATTTTCTAGTAGTTTCTTTTATCTGTAAAAAATAATCTAGTTTAATACTGATTGTTACTTGTTCTTCCTCTATCTACTTAATCATTCAGTTAGTGCGTTAAACTGCTCTTATTTTACGATTTTTGCCCTCTGTTGCGTTTTGACAATACATATTAATTACTAACTAATTCATGAATTAAAATCTCATACGTAATAAATATAAACGTACAGTAACGGTAGCATCATAAACTGTATTTCTTATTTTATAAGCAAACAAAAAAAGCCGAACTAGTTTTACAAACAATCACTTTAATTACTGCAATAATTAATCTGATAATAAAACTAATCGGCTAACCTACAATGGGCAAGTAATAATCTTGCTTACCCTATCTTTATGTAAGGTAGTTAAACACCTTACCACCCTATAATAGGAAGGGAGTGGAAAGCATGAAAAGCAGAAAACGTCAAGCCCACTCTCATTCCTAGTGAAAATTATATCAAAGAAAGGAATGAAACGCAATCAGTTACCTTCTAACAGCAAAGACTTGTAACGTATCTAACTCGTTCATATTCGCTTATTTTCTGCTTTATTTGAGTCCTATTGGTTAGAACATTGTATGATGCCACACATTTTTTTGCCTATTCTTGCATCATCTGTTCCCGTTTACTTTCTTCTTAAAGCATCTCAATACAGCATCTTACTATTTCATTTTGAGTACAAAAAAAGAGGGAGTTAACCCTCTCTTGCTTGTTTATCTTTATATTCTTTAACCACGTACTTAAATTCTGCTTTATGCACTAAATAATAACGGTCTATACACCCATCTTCAAACTCGACTACTTCATAGTTTTCTTTATCATTTAAGTGTTTCAAGTCATTTTCAAGTTTTTGAATTGCCCAATATTCGCTTATTACGCTTTCTAATTCATCTGCTTTAACATTAAGCTGTATAGACTTCATACCTTCTAATGGCTCTGATAGCAACTTAACTATATATCGCCACTCTTTAACGGCATTTGTTTTTTCATTATAGATTGGATAACCTTTAATTGCTAGAGTGCAATAACTTAACTCGATTACCACGCCTTCATAACTGGTTATTGTAATATCATCTATACATGGGTTGAAATAATATTTTTGAGTCCATGGTTCACGTGTTTGATAACCTCCCACGTTTATAAGTGTTCCGTCAAAATCTCCTTGTTCTGTTGTATAGATTGGATTTTTTATTCCGGCTTCTTGCGCCTGTATTATAGCTCCATAAATAGCACAATCTGGATTTTCGCTATATGAAGAAATTACTTCTTGCATCATATATATATTGCTCCTTTACAAATTATTGAATGGTTATTTTTAGGGTCTCATTTCGTATGCACATTAATACCTTTCTTAACTCATCCTTCTAATTCAATCATCACAATATATCTACATTCTTTTCAATTTTCTTCCTTTTTCCCTCACCTATATTATACTAGATGCTACAGTTTTATGATAGGAATACACCTTTTATACAGCAAAAAGGACGGATTTTAATCACCGTCCCATTGTTTTTGATTAAACTAGCTTTGATTTTAATACCAAAACCAACTTTAAAGCCTAAAAACCAACTTAAAACCAACTTCTTTTCTAGTCATGGTTGGTTGATAAAATATTGTCATATCAACGTTTCTAAGCAATAAAGCACACAAAACCAACTAACCAACTTAAAAACTCACTTCCTATATAATTATTTCATTTTTAAAACTTGTTTACGTTCTATTTCTAAAGTTTTTATTTTTTTATTTTTTTCTAAGAAGTTAAAAATAAAGTTGGTTGGTTGGTTTTCACCTAAAAACATTGTCATATCAACGATAACTTGACCAACTTCACTCTAAAATAAAGTTGGTTCAAAGTTGGTTGGTTGGTTTTTAAATATCGTTTTCTTTAATGAGCATAGGTTGGTAAACCTTACTTTCTTTATCATAGTTATAATTTATACCCCAATCCGTTACAATATCACTGTACAATTGCCAATCTGCTTTATGAAATGCTTCTAAAGGCTTTTTGTTATTTTTATCATACTCCCAACCGTCAACTTTCATATATTGTTTAATCTGTTTAGTAAAGGTTCTTTGACTGAGTCTTGTACTTCCACCATTTTCTAATGCATATACAGCTTTAAAATCAGCATACAAGAATTTTAACGGTAGACGTGTACTTTTAAATTGAGGTATGCGTTCTTCTACATAACGTGCAACGGGGTCGCTATCCGTGATAATTTCTTGAATATACTGCTTGTGTTCCGCTGTTTGTATCCATTCTCCACTTAACACTAAATGTTTCAATGACTCTTTAGCTATCCATTCTAATAGCCTTGGGTCTTTAATGTATTTTTCTTTCACGTGAGGATTATTTTCAGCACCTTTAAAACTTTTAGCAAATTCTATAATGCGTAACCGTCTCATAAGCCCATCGGTCACATCACCAAAATTAGGTAATCCGTTCATTGATTGTACTACTTGACAATTAAAAGTATAAGTTTTTACTTTCTCTCCTTTATTTTCAACTTTCAATGGTTCACCAGTTACCATACTTTTAAGGTTTGCACTATCAGATATATAGTTTTTAGGTGGATTATCATCACCTATCACTAAAGCTTTCCCAACTGCTGCTACAGAACCAAAACGTTCTTCAATATCTTTCAATCGTAAAGCCACAGTATTCTCTTTACCTACTAAGTTCTCTAATAGTTTTTGAAATGTACTTTTACCACTTGACCCAACTCTACTGAATAGCAATGCAACATGACCGCTAGGCTTATTTGTATGGATTGTACTTGCTATTAATTGCCACATTAGTTCTTTCTTATCTTCAACTCCACCCATAGAAATATCCATCCATTTGCTAAAAGTCCAACCATCATCAAATACTGGTTCAGTAGCATCAGGATTATAATTTACCCCAATAGTACTTTCAAAAACAAAATCAGGGCTAAATGGCTCTAATTGTTTAGTGGTTATGTTATAAACTCCATTCTTAAAAATAATATAATTATAATCGATTGTTCTTTCTTTATCTTCAACTTCATTTAACATCAAATCTAAAATCTCCTTACATTCATTAATTTTAAAAGAACTTTCAGCCGTTCTAAAGAGTGTCTTTCTATAATATTCACTACTATCATGTATGCCTGTATCAGGGTTATAAATACCTAAATAACGTGTATCAGCATCATAACTACCTAACCTACCAGAAGAACAATGACGTTTCATAATATCGGCTCCTACTCGTACTGGTAATTTAGGCGTTTTTACTGTTCCATCTCTTTGTATTTCTTCATGTTCTTTTTTCCATTGTTCACTGTCTTCATATATACGTTTTTTTGTTTCTTCCAACGTGCTTGACTTCTTTAACTGTCTATCGGTTCTAACTTTAAACCAATAGTAAAAGCTGTATGGATTTTTATAAACACCACGGCTTAGCATCAAATGGAGTTTAGCTAAATTCCCCATCTTATTTTTTGTACCATTTATCCAGTCAGTATTTCCTAAAGCAAGAATTTTAGTACATTCTACCCCAGTGTCATAATCAATCTCACCACTGCTAATAGCTTTAGCAATAACAAACATATCTGTTACCGGTGTATCATAACCCATTAATTCAGCTTCATTTACTTCTACATAACGTGTCATGATTTCAATAGCATCATCATGCGGTATATTTCCCTCATTATTGTAATTAGATGCATATCTTCCAGTAACTTTTTCTGTATGCTTAATTGGTGGTTTCATCTCTTTAATATCTGGAGTTTTGAGCTTTTCTCCCTCGATATATACCGGTTCAATATTAGAATTTTTAGGAGTTATTACTGGTAACCCCGCAAACTTTTGCCAATCGTTTATAACACTTTTATCGTACTTAATCCCTATTGTTTCTGCTAATTCTTTAGCAACTTGCTTGTACTCGTATTCTAATAGTGGTCTATCCGGTTCAAACACTACACGCCAACGGGGGAAATCATCCGTATACTTAATAGTTGGGTATATGTAACATTCAACATTAGGCTTTTTATTTTTTATGATGCTTATAAGCTCATTTAGTGAAGGCGTGTCCTTATCATCATAATCTAATGTAATAACGCCCCTTCTTATGATGCTATCTGTATTACGTTTTAATTTTTTTTCTTCATCTCTTTCTATATACCCTGACATAAAGTACAACTGATTGTTTTTAATGCCTTCCATTTTTGCATAATATTCAGCTATTTCATCATTAGTGTATGGGTATTTTTCTTTCATTCTTTCTACATCACCATTTAAGAGTTTTGCACCTATAGGCACTCTGTTAGGGGTATAGGTCTTTAACCATTCAATAGGGCTAAGCTCTGTTTTCTCTACACTAATTTTGTTATTAAACCAACCTTTTTCCGTATAAATTGGCATTACTCTATCCCCTTTCTTGTAGCATCTGAAAGGGTTAAATTAAGCTGTATTTCTTTCATGAGGGCATTTAGTCCATTTTCTAGGGCATAACGTTCCTCGTATCTACTGTAGTCTAAATAGCTCCCAATCCAACTAGCTACTAATGGGAGTGGTGCATATTCTAATATTTGTTGCGTTAACTCTTCCTGTATTGCTAAGTGTTTATAGTACTGTTGCCTATGCATCATATCTACCTCTTTCATTCTATGATGCCGTTCTAATACTTCTAACTCATTCAAGTTTATAGATTGCATTTTAGTTAGCACAGTTACTACATTACTTACTTTTTGTGCATTGCTTTTTGTTTCAATTTTAGCTAGTTTTAATAGCATTTTTAGTAGTTCTTTGTATTCATTGTTTATTGTCATCACATTCTCCTTTTCTAATTAAGATTAGGCAGATACATAATTGAATAACTCATCTACTCATGCTATAATAAAGTATATTGATATGAGTTATATATATGTAATGTTGCCTAGGTGCTAGTTTCTGACTAGTGCCTTTTTTATTTGCTATAAGTTTCGATAATACACACCTTGCTATCTACCTCCTTTATTTGCACCTCTAGTAGCTTATCAGACGGCATTTGTCTGTTATCCTGTACTATTTGTAGTGCTTTCTCTACCGTACAATCCTTTAATAGTGTAGCAATGATATATACATCATCTGTTTCTACAATCTTTGCATAACGTGGCATTTTCATATTAATCTGCTCCTTTTTCTCTTTTACCATGGGGGTGGTTTATTTTTTTACTATTTTTTGTATTGTTGTAAGAATGCATCAATATCTGATTTCTTATAGTATTGTTTACCTTGTACTTGATACACTGGTAAGCCTAAATTTTCCCACTGTTTCAAAGTAGGAGCAGATACAGATACATATAACTCATTTACTTCTTTAGACGTTAAATATTCCTTTGTAATGCTTGCTTCTTGTCTGCCCTCTGCTACAGCAGCTTTATATACTGCTTTTAAACTGGAATGTAATTCCGTTGAAAATTCTTTAGGTAATTCTAGCGTTAACATGCTTCTTCATCTCCTTTCCTTATATCATTTGCCAACCACACACCGTAAGCAATACCGACAATAAACGATATGCCCACGGTTAAAATTAGTTCGATATTTTGCATCATACCTACACTCATTCTTTTCACGCTCCTTTATTTTATAAGTTGTAATTTTCTGTAATTGTTACTAAAAAAAATATCTTCAATAGATAAATTAGGAAAATATTTGATTACTTCTGAATGAAATTTCTCCATCTCATTTTTAGTAAATTGAGTTTTTCCTTTTTCTTTATTAGCGTAAGAATTTATCGATATCCCCAAAATATCAGCAAAGTATTTTTGACTCTTACCCGTCATTCTTCTATAACTTGATACAAGTTCCATCCTCACATAACTCCTTTCTGTAAATTTCTGTAACTCAACAACTACATCATACACATTTATTTGTTGATTGTCAACAAAATAGTTGTAATTTTCTGTAATTATGGTATTCTTTACTTGAAGGAGTTGATAGAATGAAAAAACAAGAAGATATCATAATTGGTAATAGAATAAGAAAAATAAGAACGTCACTTCAAATGGACCAAAAACAATTTTCAGAAATTATTAATACAACTGTTTCAGCATTAAGCAATTGGGAAAACGGTAGAAATAAACCTAATATGGAAAAACTAAAAAGAATTGCACAACTAGTAGATATTTCTGTAGAAGAATTATTATATGGTAATATCTTAAGACACTATTTTAATGAGCATTGGACACAATTAATTAAAAATGAAGATACTGCCAAAGATTACTACAATATTAATCAAAAAGAGTTTGAATATGTACAATCATCAAAAGAAAAAGTTTACGATAATTTCTACAACAATGCTTTAGAATATGGTTATAGTGATAATAATAACGATAATTTTTATTTATTTGCTTTAGCAGTAACTACACTGTTATCAAAATATTATACTTTACAAATTAACGATAACCATTCACGTGCTACTGTTTTAAAAACAGCATCCAAAGCAATTGAGCAAATTACTCTAACTGCCGGAAATGCTATAAAACAAACTACTAATGTTGATGACAAAATGTTTTATTTAAAATTAGTAGAAATTACAGAAGAATATGCTATGAAAATGGACAAACTATTTAAGACTATCCGTCATAATGATGAAAGCACGTTATAATCTTACATCTATCTATCATTGAATTGACACAAAATAATCACAGCATTTTATGATGCAATGCCTTTTTCCTTTTTACCATGGGGGCGGTAATGAAAGGTTAGACAAAAAATGGCAACAATTACAAAATATACAACAAGAAAAGGTACATTTTTCAAAGTGCAAGGCTATCTAGGCACAGACCCAATGACCGGTAAAAGAGTCAATATGGAAAAAAGAGGGTTTGAAACTAAGAAAGAGGCTCAACTATACTTTAATACTGCTCTTCAAGAATTTAATGATAACTCATACAGCAAAAAGGTTAAGGATTTTACTTACAAAGAGGTATATGATGAATGGTTAGAAATGTACAAAAACACTGTAAAAGAAAGTACATTACATAAGACTATGGTAGTTTTTAGAGACCATATCTTACCAAAATTTGGCAAATGTAAAATTAATATGATTGAGGCAAAAACATTACAAAAGCAAGCCTTTGAATGGAATAAGAAATACAAAAATTTCAAAAAAATGATTAATTATACTTTTGCTGTTTTTTCATACGCTTTAAAAATGGGTTACATTAATAGCAATCCTAAAGATAAGTTTACAATGCCTAAGAAAAAGCAAGAATTAAAAGATGATGCTTGGAAATATTATACTAGAGAAGAAGTACACGTTCTATTTGATTATCTTGAAAAAGAAAATAGTTTAGAATGGGTTGTATTCTTTCGTTTATTGGCTTTTACTGGTATCCGTAAAGGTGAATGCCTAGCACTAACATGGAACGATATTGATTTTATCAAAAATACTCTTACTATCAATAAAACTATTTCAGTAGGACTACAAAACAAACAGATTATACAAGACCCTAAATCATTTAATAGTTACCGTACTGTAACTCTTGATGAAATTACAATACAGATGCTAAGAAAATGGAGGGCAGAACAAGCTAGCATGCTCTTAAAATTTGGGCATAACTCAATGAATAAAAATCAACTACTCTTTTCTACAGCATCTAAAAATAGTATGTATACTCTAAGCAAACCACGTACTATATTAAAAAAGGTTTGTGATAAATATGATTTTAAATTCATTCCTATTCATGGTTTTAGACACACACATACTAGTTTGCTATTTGAAAGTGGTATAACTATGGAGGTAGTTAAAGACCGTCTAGGGCATTCAGATATTCAAACTACAGTAAATATTTACACTCACGTAACTCAAAAAAATAAGGACAAAACGGCTACTCAATTCGCAAAATACATGGGTATCTAAAGAGATTTCTAAAGAGATTTTAGTTTTTAGAGTGTTAAATACTACAAAAATATTGATATAACAACATTTTCAGTATATAGAATATAGAGAAAAATGCCCCCCTGTAGGGGGCAGTTTTTATTATTTCCTAGCATTTCCTAAAATTGCAAAACGTTGTCAAATCAACGTTTCTAGCGTTCCTAGCACTTCTTGAAATTGCCAATTTCACGGAACATTTACGGAACACGGAACAAAAACGGAACAAATTTTGAACAAAAAAGGTGCTATTTTGAGTAGCACCTTTTGTTTTTTTCTTCCTATTAAAATTTTAATCTAGAACTGATTTCTGCAAATTCTACTTCATCGCAATCGAACATATCTACTATATATGAATCTAATGCATAATCTGAATAACCGATTAAATTTAACATAATGTATTTTTGTTCTTTATCAGTATAAGCATCTAACAATTCTTTGGTTTCATCTTTTAAGTATTTAATTTCTTGGTCTACATCAAACTCGATGTACTCAATTTTGAATTTTCTTTTATAATCGTAACAAATATCTTCAAAATCTTTTTCTGTTAAACTTTCATAAAAATTGTCATATGTATCATCGTCTTCTGGATCTGATTCAAATTCTTCATAACGTGTATCAAATGGAATGTTACTTTCGAAGTATTGGTCTTCTCTGAAACAATATTGTCTAATAAAACTAGCTAAATCTTCATAAGTGTCAAAGCAGAAATAATCGTTAACCATTTGGTGGAACATCATTTGTTCTAATTGGTAGTCATTTTGTTTTGTGTATTTCATATCGATAAATAATTTTTTCATTGTAATTTTCCTCTCTTTTGTTTGATTGACAGGAAACCCTCATAAATGATAAAATTTTCTATGAGGGCTATCCTCGTTAAATATTTTTTAGAAGCTATTTCATGTCGCAGTGAGTAGCTTCTTTTTTTGCTTCTTCTATTCTATAGAAGTAACCTTCAAAATCGGTTAGAGATAATGGATTGTATTTGTTCCACTTATCTTCATCAGATAAATCTGCATCATCTGTTTTGATGATTTCGACTAAGTAATCTAAATATTTTAGATACTCTTTTTTAATTTGTTCGAAGTTCATTTGCTTTGCACCTCCCCTCCTGTAATTAAATAGTACTACTAAATTATTCAGATGTCAACAACTATTTTAAAATTTTTTCTAAAATAAATTTATTAACTGAAATACCTTTTAATTCAGCAAGATGCTTGATTCTATTATACTCATCATCTGTAACGTATATCTTAATTTGTTTCTTACGATATAATCCAGTTGATGGTCTTCCTACTTTCTTTTCCAAAAGCATCATCTCCTTTCTGTAATTAAATAGTACTACTAAATTATAATTGTGTCAACAATTATTTTTCAACAAAATAAAAAAACTACTATATAATAGTAGCTTTTAATCCAGTTCTAATTCATTTTCTTCTATAATCTCTACAATTTGTTCTAATTGCTTTGTATGAGCCATATTCAATTCTAAAAGAGTCATCTGTACAGTACATTCTTCTTTCAAGTTTTCTAATTCTTCATAATGTTGCATCAATAATCTAGTAGATTCCATATCCACGTCCATATCTGGCTCGTTTGCATACCAATAATCTCCTATACCAATAGCATCTATTTCTGGGAAATACTGATACACTGCATAGACAGGCTCGTCTTCATCATAGTAAATAACTAAATCTTCCATAATTTCTTTTGCTAAAGCGACTTGCTCCATTAAAAATTCTCTTCTACTCATATCAAAACATCTCCCTTTTGTATCAAATTATACAAAAAAATCCCCCTACCTACAATAGTAGATAGGGGAGTAGTCAAGATTATAAGCATCTATTCAATTAAAAGTGGATTTTGCCTTGTTCATCAACGACAATATTTGCTTTTTCAAGCATGTCGCCATCGGCATTGAAATAATACCAATCGCCATCGATATTACGACATTCTCTACTAATCATATCTCCATCGGACGGATTCAAGTAGTACCATTTGTCATAATACTCAAGCCAACCTTCGTGCATCGAGCCATCTGCATTAAAGAAATACCACTTGTTGTCGATTTTGTGCCATCCTTTTGCCATTGCACCATCTTCTTTTAACCAATACCATTTTTCGTTTTCATGGAACCATTGGCTTGTCATTAATTCGCCATCAGAATCGTAACGATACCAAGCTCCATTTACATCCTTCCAATCATCGATTACAGATTCTGTATCAGATCCGGTTTCAGTAGCATCTGAAGCATCATCTTCTTCATAATTTGGTCTAAACCATCCTACGATTCCAGCAAAACTTCTAGTATTGAATCGAGCTGGTCCTCCTACTTCCAACGCATCAGCATTACCATCGATATTTTGCTCAACTGTCTTAATTATATATCCATCGCTGTCCTCGATAACAACCCCAGTATGACCAAATGGATGACCATATAGCTCTCTAGTATCCATTACGAACACATCGCCTGCCTTTGGATTGATATCATCATTAGCATTATATTTAATAAATAATCCATGTTCAGATGCACTATCTAATAAATCGATAGCATTTCCCCATAAACGAATTTTGAAGAATTTAATCATGATATGATTAATCAAATCTACACATTGAGATCCGTATAAAAAATCTGGATTGACTCCAATACCTCGATTCGCTAAATAGCATACTTCATTTACTACATCTATTGCTTTTACCATATTATCACTCTCCTAATTTAATTTAAGGTAATCTAGTTGGCCAATCTTCATCCGTAACATAACTAATTGCACTAACTCGAATATCCCCGATATCTTTATCTGTTGGTATATTTTCATTGAAAGTGAATTGAATGAAATTTAAGTCAGATTTACCACCTAAATACCAAATACCATAAGGTCTACCTTTGTCGTCATAAGTTGGTCCTACAAGTGAATTTTCGCTTCTGAAACCTTCTGGAATACCGTTAGGGTAAGTAAGTTTAGCCCCTTTATCTCCACTGCTATTGTGTCTTACAAATCCAGGTCCATTCCGTCTGCCTACTCCAAACCAACCCCATTGCAGTCCACCGAATTGATAAGTAACAAGGTTGTTTACTCGTCTGATTTTAATAAAAGAGTTACCTGCTCGAGATACGCTATTAAGTGTTCTCCATCCAGTATCTCCTATTAGTACTTTCCAACCAGTGTTACCAGATCCGGATTGTTTTATCCATTTTAAGGCTCCATTCGTTACTGCAGTATCTACATAAGTAGTGCCGATTGGTGCTTCAACTTGACCATTAGGCATTCCAGTACCATGAATCTCGTAAGCAGATTTGGCTTCTAAAGCAGAAATTTTTACGGTTTGTTCACCTTGTGTACGTAGTAGATTATTTACTGAATCAATAGTAGGCACTTCTGTTTTTTTAGCAAAAATAGAAACATCTACTTCTGGTTTAGCTTCTAAAGCAGATACACGCCTACTCAATCCACTGTCATCATATCCCTGTGGAACTACACTAGGTTTATTTTCTAGTGCTAACACTCGACTTTCTACTGCTTCTACTTTTGAGTTAGCAGCTAAATTAGTTAACGGTTGGTGTTCTTTCAGATAGCCTGCACTTTCTAATTCCTCGTGAGTCACTACAGATTTGTTTTCCAATGTTTGCACTTTAGTGTCTAATGCTGAAATTTTATTGGTTACTTCTTCTGGAACACTAGTAAGATAATGTTTATCCTCTAGTTCCTTTCTGGTTACAAAATCGTGGTTATCCACTGCTGGTTGACTACCTCTATTCTGTTCCAACTGTTCCACACGCTGTGCAATTTTATCCAAAGCGTCCTGAGTAGCTAAATGCTCTAATGATTGGTGGCTAGTAAGGTAGATATTGCTAAGATTATTAAAACGTGCTTCGACTTGCTGAATACGTTCTTCAATACTAGTTAGTGGTTGGTGTTCAGTTAAATATCTACTAGCATTTGTTTCTAATACATTCAATCGACTTTTAACATCGCTATCGTCATCTGATTTGTTTTCTAGAGTCTTCACTCTTTCAGATATAGAAGAAATAGAGTTGCGAATCTCAGTATCGTTATAAGTACCACCGTTTTTTTCAATTCGTTTAAATAACTCATCTAATTCAGCTTTAGTAACGATATCCTCAACAGCCACAACTCGTTTTGTCGTTTGTTCTTGGATTGGCATATCATGTAACTTATCAATCTCAGATACTTTAACGCCAAAACTGAAACGATGCACATCGGCTGATTGAGCTACTTTCTCAAAATAGATGAATCCTAACACTGTTTCATCTGTATTGATTAGACTTGTATCAAACTCGATTGTAAATTTATCGCCATCAACAAAAGCTTTTGTTTCTACATATCGTTTAGTTTTCTGGAAATAAAACAAGGCAATAATATTGTCGGTTGGTAATGATTTCATCGTAAATTCGATAAAGGCGTTATGCTTGTCATGAGAATAAAATTCATCGTTAATAAAATCGATGAGGTCTCGTTTATGTGTGGATATCTGAATCTTTCGTTTGATTATTTTTCTCATATTGACCTCCTTGCATAAAATAAAAAGGGATAAGTCATTTCGACCTATCCCTTAATTAAAATTACATATTTTTCAATTCATTCATTCCATTTACTACTGATTCAATCAGCATGCGTTTTGCATTGTCATCAATATAGATGCCTTTTGCTTCAAGCTCACTAGTCAATCGTTTCTCAGCAGATGCTAACTTGTCTTGACTAGCATCAACTACATCTTTGTAGACTTGTTCCACAGCTTCTACAACTGTTTTTGCAATGCTTTTAACTAGCTCATATTGCTTCAAATCCGTTTTTGCTTTCAAATGTTCGTTCTTAGCTTCTAAAAATCGTTTTAATTCTTTAAATAATAATCCGATTAATACTACTAATACGCTTAATGCTCCTTGTGTTACAACTTGTGTTAATTCATTCATTTCTATCATCCTTTCACTTCACTGGTAATTTTGAATAACGTTCGTACATAGGACTGATATATCCGTTACCATTCATAGCACTGTACGATCCGTATAAGTCAGATAATCGTCTAGCTTCATCGTTAGTTGTGTATCCACGTTCTAACGCTCGTTTCAAATCTTCTTCTAAACGATATCTTTCAATTGTGACAATTCCATCACTTAATTTAGTGATGTCTTCATTATTTTTCTTTCCTATTTCTGTGATGATATCGACCACAGATTGGATTCTATTAATTTTACTATTAATATCCTCCGCATCTCGTTTTCTTCCTGCCTGGATCCATACTGTTACGATGGCGGATACGGCAGGAATCAACGCTAACATTACACTCTCGCTCATCTTCTATCACTCCTACAACCATACTAAAAAAGAGAATTAGCGTTTATATTCCACTAACTCTCCTCGTTCATTTACTGTCACTCCCGATAACTGTAATTGTTCTAATACTTGTTTCTTTAACTTAGCAGGAACACGTTCGTAAGTATATCGACCTGCGATGATGTTGATTGCAATTAGCATTACTAAGTTTTTCATATTATCTCCTCCTCGTTTAAACACTAGCGATAGTGCCATCTGCAGGCGTGCTAGGATGTTCTGTAGATTCTGCTTGATTGTTGATGTCTGGTGTACTTGGTGTTTCGTCATGATGTTCTACCTCCATTGTTGTTGTAGTTGGTGTTGCTACTGGTTGTTCAGTAGTAGTTGTAGTAGGTGCTGGAGTTTCAGTAACTGGTTGTGGTGCTGTAGGAGTTTCAGATGTTGTTGGAGCTGTAGTTGGAGCTGTATCCGATGCTTGTGGATGCTCAACTTCTTCATAGTGACTAGCTTTTAATGCTTCTAAATCAGCAGTTAAGTTGAATACTTGTTCAGTTAACTCAAGCAATGATTTTTGAGTCGTTTCTGATGTCTTTTCAGTCTTAACTGCTAAATCATCTACTTTTGTTAAACGTTCTTCTACTCGTTGTGCTAGAGAAGATAATTGAGCAATTGCACTTGACGGATCGTACTCCATATTAACTAAATCCATCACTCGTTGAATCAAGTATTCGTCTGATTTGTCTAATAAATTACCGGGTAATTGTCGTTGTACGTAAGTGTATGGTAGTTCTTTGCATACAACCACTTCTGTCATATCTTGTTTTAAAAATTTACTTTTTACTTCATATCCTGTCATAACCATGTTTATTTTTCCCCTTTCTTATCTGGTGCAGTTAGTCGTTCTTCTAACTCTGCGTTCTTTGCTCGTTCTGCAAATAATGCTTCTTGTAAATATGCTTTTTCTACAGAAAGTCTTGTAATTTCTTGAGCCAAATACTCGATTGCTGTTGGTTTGTTATTCATGTATTAATTTCCTTTCTAATTCTTCTACTTTGTTTGACAATTGTTGAATCGCCTTTACTAAATATGGAGTAAAGAAAAAAGGATTGTACGTTTCAATACCATCAAAAGATTCATGAGCATCTGGTAAATATTGTCCAATTTCTTGTGCAATTAAACCGATACTCTTATGGTATTCTGTACTATCCTTCTTAAAATCATATTCGTATATATTTAGTTTGTTAATCGATGCTAATGCATCTACTGTACTTGTTGCGATATTGCTTTTTAGAGTTTTATCCGACCAATGTTGTGCCCTCGTATACACATTCCCAACAGGACTGGTAAATCCAACGAACGGACCATTTGCATCCTCTTTTCTCTCAATAAGAGTGATGTTATCCATTGGGAGTTTTCCTTTCAGTAAATCTCCCAATGATTTTCCTTTATACAAGAGGTTTCCACCATTCGGTTCAATGTATAAAGTACCATTCATAGATACTTGTCCTTTAAAAGAAGCTCCGTTATTTGCAAACATCGCTCCATCGTGAGTGACAACCCATCCATTTTCTGGAAACGTTCCCCAATCATGCCCCCAGTTTACCCACAAGGCCGCTCGACCAGGAGAATTTAAAGATCCGTTACTCATTCCTATTTTGAATTGGTCTTCTCCTGTGATGTATTTACCAGGATAGTATGTTGTATTTCCATATATATCTGTCTTTTTAATTTGACCAATCTGGAAACCACCAATGTTACCTTTATAAGCGGATAAAAATTCAGCAGACAATTGAGTCGCTGTAATCTTAACAGCTTGTACAGCATGAATAAAAGCTTCTTTTGCTTGCATTTTGGTAAAAAAACTTTCTTTTGCCACAAGTGTATCAAAAAAAGCATCATCTACATCTAATTTAGATGCACTGATGCTTCCACTTGCTAAATGCCCAGCTGTGATACTATTAGCTTGAATCTTATCACTGGTAATAGCTCCATTTACTAGCATGTCTCCTGTAACTCTCATTTGCTTCGTTATTGCTGTCATCATATTTGGAGTTACATTCAAAATACTAGACAACGTTTGTCCATCGATAACCTTACTCGATCCGAAACTTAAGCCGTCTGATGTAACTGAAATATCACTACGCTTAACTACTCCTCGTTCCAATTCTTGCACGGATGTTGTTACGTTATTAATTGATTGATTAACTCGTGATACAACATTCTCATTGGCTGTAGCAATCTTCCTATCATACGTATCAGCTAATTGAGTGACTGTACTGCTTACTGCTTCGTTTTTAACTATCGAACGTAATGCATCCAATCGTTGACTAAACGATGAATAATCGCCATTTAACGTGCTATTGATTTGTTGAGTAATCGTATTGGCAGATGTCGCAATCGCACTTTTAACATCTGAATTGAAAAATTCAGTTATCATCCCTTTGTTAGTAGCTTTAATCCGTCCCCACAAGTCGCTATTGACATCTGTCAGCATCAGATTCAATGACCTCAAATCATTTAAGATACCAGATGTCGCCATTTGAGTAATTTTTGGCTCAACAAATGCTGTTGGTGTATTTCCTTTTTCAATCTGAATATTCCTCAATTCAGTATTACCAACACAGCCTAAATGATGGATTTTAATTAATTCCTGTGCAGAATGTGGTATGAACGTTTTGTAATATCTACCGTTTAACTCATTAGCTGGGCTTTTGTTATTTTGTATTGTTACTTGCATAGGTTCACTCCTCTATAAACATTCTGATAGTTGGATAACTGCTTCTTCTAGTTACAATTTCAAATTCTTGCAACTCACTCCAATTTGCAAACTTAATTTGTGCTATAGGGTTATTAGGTCTTAAAGTGACTGTTTCTGCTAAATAAGGAAAAACGTTACCATTTATAACAAGTTTCACATTGTAAAATATAGCTTGACGCAACGTTGTAAAAGTACCCATCACAATACATAATAACGAATACTGATTATAATGTATGTTTGTCGCTGAAATGTTTGCTATCTGAAAATCTACACCTTTTTTCCAAACTAACTTATCCCCAACATACCTAGCCAAAATCTCTTTACCGTTTACATAAATACCTTGTCTAGCCATAACTCCACCACCTACGCATAATAATCATAAACAGTACCAGCGTCCTTATAGCTAATAGCGTCAAACTCGGCTTTGCTACCGACCCAGTACTTCATTGGTTGCCCAGTACGTTGATTGATAATGGTATTACCATCTGCACCTCTAGGACCAGGTGGTCCAGCTGGGCCTCGTTCGCCTGTAGCACCACTAGCACCATCTTGCACATTATCTAGTCGTGTACTAGCAGCTGCTTTAATCCCTTGATAAGTCACAACGATATACACTTCAAGATAACCACCACTACGCTGTGCTGAACTCCATTGTGCAAACTTACCATTAGAGTCTGGGCGTTGGTTTAATTGGCTAGTCCAGTTATTATTACCGAATCCACGATAATAAAAGTCCACTGTATAGTCACTAGTTAATCTAGTACCGTCATAGTACACATCTGCAATCACATACAATTGGCTGTTAACACCATTTCTATAGTTACCTTCAATACGTACATTAGCTGTCAATGAGTGACCTCTTTCTCCAGTGGGACCTGCTGGACCAATTGGACCTGTAGCCCCTGCTGGACCTATAGCTCCTCTAGCTCCATCTGCTCCTCTCGGACCAGGTACTCCTTGTGGACCTGGTGAACCTTGCTCCCCTCTGTCTCCCTTCAATGAGTTCCGTTGGGTTTGACTCAAGTTTTCAAATGTAACTACACCATCTCGACCAGGTGGACCTTGAATCCCTTGAATCCCACGTTCACCTTGTGGACCAGTAAGATACCGTAAGTCTGAAAAACGGTGTATGCCATCGCCAACTTTGACAAATCCAGTGTCGCTTTCGCATACTGCTTCGCCTTCTCTCGGGATATATTGACTAGTTTTCCACTGTTCCCTCGTCATACGTTTCATTTGATAAACTGCACTAATCGTTTCTGCCACTATCCATTCCCCCCATCAATTATAATTTGTGGATTTTCACTCCAAATGGTTTCTGTTCGATTTTCTCCGTTAGCGTCAATTATGGCTTTGTACTCGAAATCTAAACTCAATTCCTCGATTGTTGTTGATACATTCCTACGTGTCACTTTTGGTCTGAACCAATTACCACTAAACTCAATATTGTAGTCGCCATAATAAACCATAGGCACTTCTCGACTTGCACTATTGATATCATGTTCGATGCTTGGGAATCGTGTATCTGTTGGTCTTAAAATTACGTGTCCACCTTCTGTAAATAGAATAGATGGTACATTCAATGTAACGTTACGATGACCGTATGGTGTACACTCGGCACTCCAACTAATCGTATACTCTTTACCAACTTCAAAACCTTCTCCATTGTGTCCGACCTCGATATAATCTCTACCTAGCTCAATTGTTCGATTAAAAGCTCCATCTAAACGATTCTTGTTATATCGTTTACCACCATCTCCACCAATCAGTTCTGCATTGATACGAGCAGATTCTGCAGTTTCTTCGATTTCACGCTTGAGCTTCTCAAGTTCGACAAATGATATAGCATTTAATTTCTTCTCGATTTCTGAATCTCGACTAGTTAGCCTTTGCTCAAATTCTTGTTTGAGTTTTTCAGAAAAAGCATCTTTACTACTCTCAAAAATCTCATTGAGCTTTTCTTTAAGTTCCGCTTGATAGTCTTTAGATTTCTCCTCAGCATCTTTACGAATCTTTTCAACTTTCTCGTTAAACTCTCTATCAGCTTGTTCTAATTGAGCTTGCACTCTATCTTCAATTTCCATTGAAGCCTGCTCAATCTTCTTAGTAAGTGAGCCTGTGTAAGAATACTGAGCATCGTTACCAGCTCGTGTATCTGCACTAATCTTGCTACTCAAGCCACCTTTGAAATCATAACTAAGCGAAAATATCGGAAGTTTATACGTTTCGTTTTTGTTCGTGACGACTGTGACCCACTGACCTACATTTAATTTCAAATGTCCTTGAAATTCGAGCGTGTATGGATAATATCGAATGTTTTTCAAGTTAAAATACAAATCATCTAAATAAGATTGAGTCATAAAATCGTTTTGAATCTCTAAAGAACGACCAGTACGTAATCCGACTGTATAAGTAGCTTTCTCTGCCTTACAAGTGATACCTGCAATTTGATACTCAATTTCACTTTTCTTAAGTCCATGCAAGTAGTAACTTTCTGCATTAATCGTGATATTAGATTCTTCCAAACCACGAATCTCAAGTTTGCCATCTCGATTAAAAAAAGCCGACATTCCAATTAATTGGATTGCCGAGCTTAATACTTCACGGAACGTAATTTTATCTTTTTTTGGCTTCTCACTAATCGTATAGCGTAACGCCTGTACGCTAATATCTGGATTCTGCAACACTACATCAAGTTTGGTACACATCTCAGTAACGACATCTTTAACTGTGGCAGGGAATGTCAGATCCGTTACATACGGCTGATTAAATTTATACATTCCGTCCATTAACATTAATGTAGTCGTATTGCTATTTCTATCGATTTCAATATCATCGATGTAGTATTCGCCCATTTTAGTCCAATCCATCGTATTTTCGACTAAAATACCGATTTCTGGATACATTTTATCAAGCTTATTAAATGTTGTGATGATACTAGAAAAGCTAATCTTGCTTGTCCCTACAATCGTACCACCAGTCGTATACGTATCGCCTGCGTTAAATCCATAGTTGAACGATGCATCATTGATATCTCCTGAAGTATAGTTGCCTATTTTGATAGCAAGAGTACGATTCTTGCCAAACATTGCCTTGTTATATTCTCTCATAAGCACACTACCTTTCAATGAAATTCATCGACAAGCCACTCCATGGACGAAACTTGTTATTGAATGAATACGCTGGAGCTGTTCTATCTCCGACATAAAATTCTTTCGTTGTTTGTCCAGTTAACGGATCTGGATAACTTGCACTAAAAAATACGCTAGATACTGCATTTAATAATGTAGAAATTTCTTCTTGAGTAAGTGGTCCCCACTCACACTCAAGCTTACGTTTTACTGTGATTCTATCACGTATCATATCGCCTTTACTGTTACGAGTGGATTTACCGTCCACATCCGTAACCCCAACTTGAAAAGATTTAGGGACAGCAACGGCTATCCCATTAATTAATAATGCACTCATTGTCTATCCCCTCTCTTATACATAAAGCAGCGTTCTTCCTGCTCGTTCTTGTTCACGATTAATCTCGTTAATCGCAAATCGACCAAACTCTCTATCGCCAATTTGTACTACAATATCTCCCATAGGTGTATTTGGAGCTTGCGGTTGTGGCATCAATTTAGATAACTTATGAGCTAAAACGTTCATCCAACCTGTGTTGTTTTCAAGTGGCATTACTGCTTCTTTACCTGCTTCTCCGACCATGGCTAATGTAGGAGAATCCACAATACCACCTTTAGCCAAGTATGGAATGTAAGGAAGACTCACGCTGAATCCACCAAGGAAATCTGGTAACTTGATTTGATTTAAGCCACCGATGAATCTGTTGATTAAGCCAATTACACCATTTATTGCTGACCTAAAGATGTTCGCTAGTCCATTAAACACATTTGCAAATAAGCTTCCGAACGCTTCGACTACTTGTCCCATCGCATTAATAGCACCTTCCCAATTACCAGAAAAGACATTATCTACAAATTCAAGCAAACCTTTCATAACATCGATAATGTCATTAAAGATTTTGGCCGCTAATTTGAACAGCTCAAGGAAAATATCTCCGACTGCTTTGAAAATCGGTGCTAATGTAGGAAGAATGTTAGATGCCATCCATCGTAAGAACGGATCGATAACACCGTTCCACAACTTCTGCAACTTATCTCCTAATAGCCCAATTAAGCTCATCATATTGTCGATAGCTGGTTTAGCATACGCTTCATACACTTCTTTGAATTTGTTCCCAAATTCAGTCAAAATCGGCTGAATATTGGCTTTCCAAGACTCTCCGATAATTCCCACTATAGCAATGAAACTGTTTGTAATTCCGTCAAAGAATGGCGAAATATGCTCAGTATACACATCACTAAATGAGCTGAATGCGTGAGTAATTCCATCAGCGATGGAATCGTAAATCGGCACTAGAGCATCTACGAATCCTTGGAAGTTTTCTTGCAAAATCCCTAGATTTTCAGTGATTGGCAGTACCATCATTTCTGTCATATCTGTCTTGATTTTCAAGAACACATCCACAATACCCAATCCTGCATTTACAAAGATTGCAATAATATCAGATGTTATCTGCATTGCTGAATCGCTTCTGAATACTTCAGATAATCGCCCAATTGCTTCCCATAGCATTCCATCAAGCTCATTAATTCGTGCCATGGAATCAAAAATATTGGTAAATCTATCAATGATATAACCTTTGTAATTCTCAAGATACAAGTCGAAACCACCGACTAGATTTTCTGCAATCGACAAGCCTATATTCGCTAAAGCACCGAGCTTTTGACCAGATGCATAAACAGTCTTGTCAATGAAATTACTAAAGGCGTTTACGAGCTTAGGATTTGTAAAGATTTCTTGCAGATTCTTACCGATTCGTTGGAAAGCTTGCATCATCTTGTCAATCCCACTTGGATTAAACGCACTCTTAAAGCCGTCAGTAAAGAGTTTCTTCATCTTATCCAAGAACGGTTTAATCTTATCAAGCATATTCGTAAGCCATTTAGGAAGTTCTGGCTCTGGTATATCCCAGTCCCATGCTCCTGCTGGACCTTTGCCACCTTTACCTTTTCCTTTGCCTTTACCATTACCGTCATCATCGTCTTGATCCAGTGTATTAATCTCGTCAATACCTAAAAACGATTGTTTCATCTTCTTGGCCGCATCTGCCGTATCATCTGCTGCATCTCCAGCAGAATCTCCAGCATCACCCATGGCTTGCGTCATTGCTTTTGCTCCAGCTCTGGATGCTGATACAGTCGTACCAAACAGCAACGAAATAAACGATGCTAACCATCCGATAGCTGTTGCAAGCCAACTAATCAATGTTTGTAAGATTGGTATGACTGCTTGGATAATCGGATAAAAGGCAGTAGCTAAATTTACTTGAATCGAGTTTAAGCTAGATGCTAATTGCTCGTTCATAGCTATAGCTCCACCAACGTAACTAGCCATCGACTTAAATGTCTTATAAGCCAATCCAGCAATTAAAAGTCGTCTTGTAAATGCAGATAAGATGTTCCCACCTCGTCTAAAAGGCGAGAAGTTCATTCGAGGAGCTTTCATTTTGCCAAATCGCCCTAAAATCCCATTAGCTTTTTTAAACTCTCCAACTGGCTTTCTAATCTTCTCTGCAGTCCGTTGCATCTTATCAAAATGAGGAGATTGCACACCTCTACTTCTACCAAATTTACGTGGTGTTGCTTTTGGTGCAGAATTTTGAAGATTTTCAGTTAAGTTCTTCTGCTTCGCTAATTCGGTATTCACGCCTTCAAGTGCAGTTTTTAAATGCTCAGAACGTGCTTCGAGATTGGCGTATACATTCATTAATCTGTCATTTTCAGCAATCAGCTTATCTACTTTATCTTGTTGATTCAGCAGTGCTTTCTCATGCTTGTGACGAGCTTCGTCTTTCATGTAGCGTGGATCTTTTTCTTGCATATCCTTCAACTGCTTTTGAGCTTGAATGATTTTGTATTCGTTCTTTTCCATCGCCATAGCAACTTCTTCCATGGATTGTGGAAGTGAATCAAACTCACGCTTCATGTCTTCTACTGAATCCACGGCACTTTGGTGAAGTTTCTTCATAGCTGATTCTAAACGAGCAATTTGTTCATCAATCTTAGCTACGCCAAGAGTATCGCCACTATTCGCTAGTGTTGTTCGCTTGCTCTTCAATTCTCCGATAAGATTTTGTTTTGTGTTTGCTTGTTTCATCTTATCTTCGACATCACGAACAATATCAGCTACATCTTTTCCGACTTTGCTTTTTGCCTTCGATGCAGAATTGCTAAGATGTGAATCCATCCGTTCTGACAACTGCTTAGTAGCATTAGCTAAGTTCTTGAAGTTTTCAGCAGTGTCTTTGCTAAATTTCGCAAAAGACTTGCTCAATTCTTCCGTACCCTTTCCAGATCCGAACGAATCTTGAATCGCATTTGCATTTTCTTTCGCTTGTTTCTTCAATTTAGAATAAAAAGCATTAAATTTCGCAAGTACGGCTTCGAGGTCTTTGGAGACATCACTGTCGTCAGCAGTGATAACTACTTCTAGTTTATCTAGTTCCATTTTCTCCCCCCTCTTCTGCTAATTTCTTGTTGTGAACCTGTGCAAAAGCACTGATTCGGTCTTTCATGATTCGCCAATCGTCCTGTTTCGTTTCGACTGGTTTCTCAAATAATGATGGATAAGCATCATAGATGTTTGGCATATCTTTTGGAGAATTGAATCCAATTGCTATCAATTGTGATAGCTTATGATTCATTGTCGCTATCTTCTGCAACTCGATTTTCTCTTGTTCTCGATATGCATAAATAGTTTCCATTATTTCAAGATATGTCATATCCCAATATTCTAATGCTCTTATCCCGCAAGACAAAGCTATCGGAAACATATCTTCCAATAGCTCTGTGAAATTCTTGTATGATTTTAGAATAGGCTGTCCTGTTCCGCTGTCTCTGTCGTTTCCTCTTTCTTGTCCGCTTCTTTCTCGTCCGAACCGTTGTCGAAAAAACCACTATCATCTAAGATTGTTTGTACTAACTCAATTAATTTAGTATATGATCCACCTTCGGCAACGTAAGCATCATATAACCCTAACATATCTTTCTCGTTTAAAACATGATTGATAATTGATTTCTGTAGTACAAATAACATTTCTCCTAATTTTGGAAATGTTGGATTGCCTGTAGGACTCATGAAGATTGAAGCAATTGATTTGTTCAATTTCTTTTCTACTTCAGTAGTACGTTGGGCCCCTAAACGACAAATATATTCTTTCTCTGCAATTGTAATAGTTGTATTCTTAGCCATTTAATCTCTCCTATGCGTTTGTTACTGTAATCTCAGTGTTTACTGTTAAGTTTGCTGTAAATGTTAAAGCACCATTTACTTCAGCACCAGCGATTTTTACGTTAACACCAGCGTTAAAAGTATGAGCAGTATTGTCTGGATAAGTTACTTTAAATTCAGCAATTTCTCCACTTTTCTCTAATGCAACTAACTTACGATAAGCTGTATTTTCACTTGAGTTATCGTATAAAAATTTAAACGCTAAATCTCCAGCATCTTTGATACCAGGGATGTAGCGTTTCATGCTATCTGCTAATGTTGTTACATCAACTTTTTCTGGATCTCCACCCATTTCTGGTGTCGATTGTAATCCTTCTAATACAACAAATGTTCCGCCCTCTTTAGTTTTAACAGATAGCGTTGTACCTTTTGATAATAAACCTGTTGGTTGTGTCATTTTCATCATCCTTTCTATTATGCGTGGTAGACTAATCCGTTTCGATTGTCTACAATTCCTTTGTATTGAATGCTTGTTCGAATCAAACCAGTTGCTGGATCCTCTCCATCGCTTCGTAAAATTCGAGTAAAGCCAATCTCTCTAAACTTATTGTTTAACGTATTCTCAATAGATGTTAAGCTCGCCTTGCCATACAACTCGATATAAATCGTGTGTTCTGTCATATTTTCTGGTCCACTCGTATCTCTTGAATATGGTTTATCTGATGTTTTATAGATAGCTGTTGGAAACTGAGTCCAGTCGTTCGGATAAGTTTTAGCAACAAGTGCAATCTCCTCTACGCTGTCCAATAAATTCACAACAATCTCTTTAATTTCAATCATCTATACACCTCCTAGACCTTGTTCGATGTATTTACTCATTATTTCTGGTATCTTGTCTTTAGTTTCTTTTATAGCAGGATACAGCCATGGCTGTGCTGGTTGCCCATAGCAAAGATAGAAGATTTGTCCATCGATTTTTATTTGTCTGAAATGATATGCTTCGGCAACTCCTGGTGCTAACAAGTCTGCAGGAATAAACCACCGTTCTTGTGTATACACTGGCTCAATCCCTTCTGGCAAATCTTTTGGACTTGCTTGTCCTTTAGGACCCGTACCAAACTCAGTAAATATTGCTTGTTTCTTATCGCTCCAAACTCGACCGACTATCTTCCCATCTTCATTATCAACGATGGCATGAATACTACCTTTTAACTCGCCACCGCCTGTATAAATACCGACTGGTGCATTATCTTCGGCAGTACTACGAATCGTTTCAGTCACTTCAAACATCGCTTGGTTTGTAGCTTGGTTTAGTATTTGTGGTAGCTTCTTAAGCTTTTCTCGTAAAGAGTCTATTCCTTTAACCTCAATCTCCATTTTCTTGTAGAATCCTTTCTAACTCGATATTTAGATGAGTGCTATAATCCAGAATACTTTTAATAAAATAGTCTGGTTTTGATTCTTTACTGACATAAACACAAATACCATCGCCTTCTTTTAGATGCTCTTTTCCTTGATATTTGCAATTCTTATAGTATTTCAATCTCTCTCCGTATCGCTCTACTGCCATTCTTCCGTCTGAAGATTGGACATTCATTTTCAACTTAATTGGATTGTCTGAATACTTAGTAATCACATTCGCTTCTTTATCACGCTCGACCACTTTGCGTTTTAAATAAACGTTTTTTAAATCTCTCACTTTAAGTCGCATCATCTAAAAGGCACCACCCTAGCTTTTGGAGCAACCACGAATCTAGCCAATCGCTGTTGGATATTTTCTGGTAATCCAGTAATAAAAGATTGAGACACCCCGCCCTCTGAGCGAGATGTCTCTCCTTCAGTTCCTGCTCTGTTGAATCGAATGACAGCCAGATCCAGAATAATGTATTGCATACCACCGACCAGATCCGAACGGTTACAAAAACTTAGAATCTCGTCCATCGCTTGATTAAGATACAATTCTAGCAACTCGTCTTGTTCTTCATCTTCAGCATCAATACCGAGTAATAACTTTAGATTTCTTAACTGTTCATTCATAGTTTATCAACTCCTATACAACAGCAGACCAGTTTGTAGAGTCTGCATCTGGTGCAGTTGCTCCAGTATTAGCTTTCAATGCTTTATAAACTTTACCGCCATGCGTTACTTTATCGTCTACTTTATAAGATTTACCTGCTACAAATTTAGCTGGTTTACGTTCTTTCACAACTCCTTGTGCTTCTGGTTTGTCAGCTGGTTTAGCAGATGCAATTGAAATGATGTATTTTTGGTCGAAATCGAACACAAATGCACCAGTGTATAATAATTGTTCTACTAACTCACCGAATTGCCCTGGAATGTTGTTATTACGTTTAGTCTCATTTACTTGTAATGGAGATACCACTACTCCTGGAGCTGATGCTAAAGCTTGCACTCCTGGTAAGAATTTAGACGGTACTTTATAAACTGTGAAGTTATCTAATTGTCCCACGTAACCTTTACCTAAAACTGCTTTGTCAGCATCGCCTTGTGGTAATTTAACAATCTCTTTCTTAATTGCTTTGTAGAATTTAGGAGTAACAAATAACAAACGTTCTTTTTCTACTCCTAATTCATCTAAAATAACGGAAACATCTAATGTAGCTTCATAAGCTTTTCCTTCTGTAGCTTTTCCTTCTGTTTCTTCAGTATAAGTAACGTTTTTGCTTACATTACCTAAGGCCGCGTCAAAACGTAATTTATCTAAGTATGGAGCTACTACTTCAGCAGATTGACGAGCTACTACATAATCGATATTTACTTCGCCGTTTGAGTCACGTTCGTCTAATTTATCTACAAAACGACCCCAGTATTTCTCTTGATCCAAGCTGTAAGTTTTTTCTTCCGTTTGAGCGTAATCGTATTGATTTCCACCGTTACGTTTGTAATCTTGTAATCTTGCTAAA